CTCACTTTACCCCCTTTCAACCCTTATTTCCACTTAGATAGTTTAAAGAATTTACTCACCATTTTTATTATCTTACCTCGACTGTACTTGCAGTTGTTCCATTCTTCTCTTTCTCTTCAATTTTATCAAACTGAAAATGTCACAACAAGCAATTTCAACTGAGGCTTCGGAAACCTCCTCCCCGTGCTTCGCCGCCGCGAGCACAATCCCCCCCCCCGACGTTGCTTTCACATCGACCATTCAACGCATTGAACATCTCGTTAGAACAGGTTACATTCACAAAGCCTATTACACCAATGTAGGCGTCATCCTTCCTGTTCGACTTCCAATCCACATCATCACCAATTTGGACGCTTGCAACCAACTGGGAGCCGTACTTTCAACACTCATTTCGGCTCAGTCTCATGAGGACTACCTTAGCGCGGAAAATTATCCCATGCAAAAGGCTGTCTTCTCTCCACCCAGACCTTACCAGTTGGCCATCTTAGCCATCAAGTATCCTTTTTGGTCTACTCTCCTTCTGTATCGCAGCACCGGCCACATTCGTTGTTCCATCAACTACCACGAAGAATTCGTGGACTTCTACCAAGAGGTCCCCTATTTAACAGTTGACCAGCCGGAACTCTTGTACAACTTTTGGCAAGAGGCTACCACTTCACTCTTTCTCTTCTTCTCCTTCGCAGGCATTAAGCCCGCACAAACTAACACAAGCGAAATGAACACTACAATGAACACAGAGGAGGCCTCGGAAACCTCCATTACTTGCTTCGCCGCCGCGAGCGAGAACCAATCCCTTAGTGCTCCCCCCGCTATTGAAGAACAAGCTACCAACATCAAAGCTCACACATCAGATATCCAAGGATTTCCAGCTATTCTGGACATTGCTCAGAAGCAAACACTCGATTTCATCGAGACTCTTAGCACATCTCAAGATCCGAATCTCAACGACATTCTTACCCAAATCATTGCTATTTCTAAGAACTTCCAAAAGACCCTCTATAAACTTAGAGGCGAGGAATCTAAAGCTGCCACCTTCGAGCTCAACCCTACTCCGGTTGATGAAATTTACTTCGAAGCTTTTAGCAGCTCCCAATTCTTGTGTGTGCCATGTAAACAAGGTATTTCCGGTCGTCCCGCCCTCGACGCCCACCATTTCGGGCGCCAACACATTAACAAGTGCCTAGCAGCTTGTCCCGAGCTTTTCGGTCTTAAATGCGACCTTTGCGACCTCCTTTTTACTGACAGAATGGCTGCCCGCCTTCATGTTGTCACCGCCGCACATCGCCTCGCTTATTGGAAGAGCCAGAACCCAGAGCCCGATGTTCGACCAAAACGCACCGTTGCCTCTGGCCGGTCTGATGACGTCCGCGAAAAACGCAAAGCACTTCCTAAACACCGCCTTGCTATCGACGCCATAACCCGTGAACGCTACAAGAACGAGGAGGACCCTATCCTTCTCCTTGAGCTTCTCGAACTTGCAGCCGCCAGAAACATGACTGAGCCTGCTGAGCTTGAGGAATTTACCCCCGCCATACATCAGAGCGGTCTCCCACTCAATCCTCGACTACGCCAGCCAACACTGGTCTCGGCCCCACTTCCAACGCGGCCTAAGCCGACCGTTTTCGACTTCATCGACGCAAAAGTCAAAATGCCGAGACAGCGTAACCGCCGCCGTGCTCCAGCTTCAACACCGGCCCCCGAGTCGACTTACACTACAGCTTTCCCGCCTGGGCCCATGGCTACACAACCGTATCTAACGCCAGCCGCCACTGTCCCAGAGGCTGTTAAGGAACCGTTTCCCCACATGCCCATTGTTCGCCGCCTTCCAGACTTGGAGCACCCTAAAATTAGGGCTTTGGCCGCTCCCCGCACCCGACGTACGGACGGCCAGCTCGTTAACGACAAACAGTTCAACAAGAACAACGCCAAACTTATCGACATCCAGGAGCCGTTATCCGCCTCAACACCGGTAAATCGGCCCACTTTCCAACTTAGAGCCCCTCGCAAGGCCCGCGCGTATTTCCCGGAACCTCCTCTAAATGATTCCGATCTTGAGGACTTCACGCTGCGCTTACAACGCCTTCGCGGTGATGATCCTCCTTTCGCAACGGAACCCATGTCCATCCCGTCACGCTCGTTGGATGCTCCTCCAGTCTTCACTGAGGAGCTCACTCCCAACTTGCCGTCAGTCCGGCCAAAAACAGCCAAACCGACTTACACTAAATTCGCCGCAGAGAGCCTCCCAGAAAGATCTAACTTTACTGGAACCGAGCCGCCCACGGCGCCCCCGCATTCCCGCGGAGCTATCCAGCGCTTCCCTAAAGCTAGCAATCCAGACGATACTAGCTATGGAGTTACCGACATCTCCACTGATTTTGACACCGACACAGAGAGTTCTCTTGCCTCAACCCCCGGAAACCCATTTCCTCGGCGCCACAACAAGGGATCTTCGTTCTCATCGGTTCATACGTCTCAGCTCCAAAGTGTTCGCCCATCTCAGGCCAGTCTCACTCAAGAGCACTCCGTAGAGTCCGAACAAACATCGCTTTCCGTCCCCACGGATTCTATGCCAGAGTCTTCTCAACCACAGTGGGGCGGCGCCTCCATCGCTTCATCAGCGTTGGACCCGCACGACCCCCTCCCGATGCCCATAGAGCCCAAATCTGACGTCGTTCCCCTTTCTACAGTAGGATCCGGTGTTTCAGCAGCCCTCAAATTCGCCACCGAAGCCACCAGAGCTTACAATAGCACGACGCCCATCAAACACAATGTGACCTCCGGGAATGTTACCTCAAACGTGACCCATCCCGCTACAGCCGTCACTGTCAAGCCTCACAAAGACAAGCGCCTCGTTCGCCCGCACAATCGCCGAGCCCGCATGAGCGGTCCTACCCGCCCGACCTTATTTGACAGCCACGGCTTTCCGATTTTGCCTTATGGCGAGACCACCGTTCCCCTTCCTCCTGAGACCCCCGTTTCTGGAGTCAAGAGCTGGATTTCTAGGCAAGCCATTAAAATAGCCACCAAAGCCATTGACGAATCCAAAATCGGCTCCGCCGTTACAAAAGGCATCGAACAGATCACCACTGACCCCAGCTTCACCGCCAAAGTGATCAACCAGACTGACGTTGGCAAAAACGCCGCCGACGCAGTTTCTGGCGTCAAAGATGGATCTTTCTTCAAGAACCTCTTTGGCGGATCAAAAGACGATCCTGGATCCTCGCCCGAGGCTGCCATCACTACAGTTTCAAAGAAACTAGTTGACAGCATCTTCGGCAAAATCACTTTCCATATCGCTGACGTTGCTTGCATCATCCTCGACGTCGCTGGTCTTTTAGCTGGTTCCGCTGACAAAACTTCAGTTGTTTTGCATTCAGTCAGTCTTACCGCCCGTATCATAAAAGCCATCCCGCAAGCCGCATCCATTTCCGGAGAAGTTCTCAAAAACTTCTTCTCGCAATACAAGAAATCCGTACTTAGCGGCTCTCACGACAACTCCGTTCTCCGATTTTTCAAATCTCTCTGGAAGAGCGTCCACGGAACTTTGCCCTCATCGAAAACCGTTAAAAACTTCTTCTCCACCTTCGGAAGTTTAGGCAAAAATCTTAGTGGTATGCTCCAGGGTCTCACCTCTCTTACAACCATTGGGACTTGGATCAAAGACTTCGCCACATCCGTCTACGTTTGGGTGGCCATGCGATGCACCAATCCCTTAACTCAACTTTCTTGGGTTAAAGGCCTTAAACCAACCGTTCAGCACATCGCAGGCCTCACTCTCGCCTATGAGCTTCTTAAGGATCCTTCTCGCCTTGTTTCATTCACAGGCCGTTCGGACCTTAATTTGGCCATTGAACGTATGAAATCCATAGAGACCCATCACCGATTACACAATCCTGACATCTCGTATCCACGCCACCTCTCCTGGATCTTGCAACAACTCGAAGAGGCAAAAAAGAACCTCGCCCTCGACACGTTATCTGACACTCAGATGATGCCTTACGCCCTTTACCTATATTCGGGCACTCAGCGAGGAAAGAGCTCCATTCTCCATGAGATCGCTTCTATCAACGCTACTACTACCCATCGACCGTCCGGTTTTTACACCGCTCCCGTTGATGCAAAACACCACGACAACTACACCGGCCAAGCCATGATTGCTATCGAGGAATACGCTCAGAATCCTGACTACCTCGCCAATCAGACAGCCCTTGTTTTCCAAGCGCTCACCACCGTTCGGCCCGTTTTATCAATGGCTGCCGTTGAAAAGAAATCCGGCGATGCCTCCAAACTTGATGCCAACCTCGTTGTTGCCACCAGCAACGTTTCCGCCCCCGATCCGGGCTGCGCCGAAAAAGACGCCTTTTACCGCCGTTGGGACGCCGTTTTCCTGGAATTCACAGACGACTTCTGCGTAAAAGTCCATGACCATTTTGCCCATGACGACAATGGCATGCGAATCCCCAATGGAGACGCCATCCGCCAATATCGCTCCCGAGGAGCCAACACATTCGAAATTCTAAATTTCAGATTCTACAAAATGGCCGACAATCCAACCATCGACCAATTGATGGCCATCCCGCCGCTGTCCTTCAACAAATTCCGCGCCGAGTTGGTCAGCCGCATCACCCAGCATGCAGCCATTAACCATGTTTATGACCACTCATGGACCAGCACTCTCAAATCAGCAGTCCTATCATCATCTGCTCCTCTCACTCCTCTTCTCAGAATGAAGAGCCTTTTCGTTTCCCCAAAAAGCCTACGGCTGGGAGACGTCTCTAAAGAGGTAGGCATCCAGACGCTGCAGTTCACCACTATCACCAACCGACTTCACATCAATTTTTCCGCCCCCGTCACTATCAAAGGCGTGATCATCAACACAATTGGCGAACCTCTCATTGAGTGCCACAACGTTTTTCCTACTAGCGTTCTTATCATTCGTTCTGTAACCAAATTCAACATGCAGTACGAGATCAGCATTCTCTTCAAAGATGAGCGCTTAGACACCCGCAACATCCACTTTGATGAACCGAGAAAATCGTGCACCAAGCACCCGCACTGTCCGGCATTCTCCGTTGACCCCAAGTGCGTCTCTGCCACAAAGCCGTTTCCACAAGGCCATTTCAATTACAGTGAGCTTATTATCAAAAGCTCCTATCGATTCTCCATGTTTCCTGATGTTACGACCGTATTGAGTGGCGCCAAATGCGATAAGATCACAGCTCTCGCGCTCAATCCTTTCTCAAGACGAAACATACTCGCAAAATGGTATGAACGTTCGGTGGAGCAATCATCAGCTATCACCCAGGATTGGAT